ATATATCAGTATCTTAAAGAGAATAAATTTTTATCATGAAGTTACTAAACACAGGACTGCTTATGGCAGTCTTTTTTTGGTTTTGGCCTATGAGACTATTTACTAGCAAGAACAACTGTTACTTTTGGACACTAGAAAAATTAATTAAAGACGGCGGTAGTATTGAATGGTATCCTTCACGTAGATGGAGAGGTTATCATGTAGTATGGGTAGACCAAGATAATGTAGCTTGGGAATATACTCGTAAAATGCATAGGCACAATCCTTGGTATACTATGATATTCTACACAGGTCATGTACGTAGATTTCGTGGCAAAAGAAAATAATAAGGATAAATATTATTATGAAAATGTACGAAATATTAGACGAAGAAGCAACAGCAGGCGGCACTAACGCAAGTAGTATGGCAGTAGTAGCAAATCCAACTGTTAAAACTAAAAAAGGTAAGTACGGTGCACCTAAGGCTCCCCAAGCTACTAAAGCAGACGGAACTGCTAAAAACGCACTAGATATGAAGGCCAACGTTATGGGCGGCAAAGCTATTAAACGATAAATACATATAGAATAACGGGAACTGTAAGATGAGAGAAAAAGAGATTACTGAAGGATTAGGCGAATTAGCAGATATTGCCGAACGTGATCACGAAGTACAAATGGCTCGTGCTGACCTTTATAAGTCTGCCAAATATGCAATTAAGCTACATGACATGCTCAAAGGTGTAAGTGAAGCAGAAGGCTTAGAAGGTTGGGTACAATCCAAAATTACCAAAGCAGCAGACATGCTCGGTAGTGTTTATCATCATATGGACTATGAGGAAAGTGGACTAGCAGACGAAGCTGTTGTAGTAGGCGAAGCAAAAAAAGACACACACTGTTCAGACAAATGCTGTGGCGCAGATGTTAAAGCAGAAGACTGTGGATGTCCTCCGACATGCAAGCATTGTAATTGCAATGCAACTAATGAATCAACTAACGAAGGTCCATTTAAAGGTGCCGGTAAAGTGATGATGAAGCGAAAGCTCAAGAAACAATATAAAAAATCAGACCTTGCAAATTTCGATAAGTCAGGAATAGACACAAGCGGAAAATCACCTGAAGAGGTTGGGGATATGAAGTCAGATTTCTATCATGGTCATATGGACAAGGCGGCTAGAGCAAAAAAAGCTATGAACCGGTTATCAAAAAAGAAAGAATCTTACAAAGAAGAACTACATTTAAAATTAGAAGGTAAGAAAAAGTTCAAATCAGCTGCACACCGTAAAGCAGTACATGCCGCGAAAGCTTCAGGCAAGAGATAATGGACTATCATGCTCTCCAGCAAAAACTATTTGAAATTGATCCTGCAGATCCTGCAGAAGATATACGCAAGCTTACTGAAATGGCTTCAGGAAAAGCATCCGTTGGATCTGAAGATTTAACAGTAAATCATTTAGAAGAAAGTGTTTCTGATATTCCAGAAGGCACTATGCCAGTAGATAAAGATTATAGTATAAGTGATTTTGCTAAACTAGCAGGCGTTCAACTTAATGAAGGCGAAAAGTTCGATAATTTTAAGAAAACTATTAAAACTGGTGCTAAAGCGGCAAAAGCTGCAGTCAAGTCCGGTGCCAGCTCTTTTAAAACTGGAGCAAAAGCAGGCTATAAAGATCCTCATAAACTAAGTCCAGCGTTTAAGGCTGCTAAAGACGAATACGATAAAGCTAAAGAGCCAAAAGTACCTACAGCCAAGCCAAAGCCTAAGACATCTAAAGATTATAAAGATGAATACAAGGCGCAACAAGGTCAAAAAGAATCGTTAAATTTTGATCAAGATTCTTTAATTGAAGCAATATCACAAGAGCTAGATGAAATATTACCAGCAATAGCAGGTATGGCAGCTAGAGGATTAGCAGCCAAAGCAGTTGGTGGCGCTGTTGACAAATTAACAGCAAATAAAAAGAACAAACAAAAACCTATCAAAGCAAGAGATCCAAATGCTCAGTATATGAATGACCTACGAAAAAGTGGTGCCGCAGGCGGTCATAAAGATAAAACAAAAACCATTCCCCGTAAACAAAAACATAAAGATACTAATGAATCCATAAAGTCCCAACTCTGGGCAGCATTAAACTCAAAAAAGTAGTTGACAACCCCTTAAAACTGTAGTATAATAATACAATTACACTAACACCTAATGGAGAAATTGTATGAGTGATCGCACCTATGGCGCTGAAGAAAAAGCTAAGTTAGAACGTCTTGTCAACGAAGGCGTAACAGTATTACAAGAAATTGAAGATTTAAGCACAGGTCTAAAGGAAACTGTTAAAGCAGTAGCAGAAGAATTGGACATGAAACCTACTCTTATTAACAAAGCAATTAAGATTGCACAAAAAGGCGATTGGGCACAACATGCCGATGCGTTTGATGATCTTGAAACACTTGTTGTAACAGTGGGTAAAGATAAGTGAATGGTATCGTTGGCTACTTCAAAGAAAGTTATCGACTAAGTCCATTTGCATTCTACTGTGAATTAGTTGAAACTATTTTCCTAGTAGGTGCTAGTGCAGTACTAACATTTACAGTACTCGATCCTGCAACTGAAATTTTTATTCCTATGTATCTCATAGGTAGTTTGCTAGGTTTGATTAGTACTGTTATACGCAAAGCGGCATTTACAATTATATTATGTAGCTGGTTTGTTGTAATGAATACAATCGCTTTAATACAATTGTTTGTGTTACAGTGATATATATTAGTATAGATTCGCTCACTAAAGAGCAAGTAAGGTTAGCGTTGGCCGCAAGCAACGAGGAGGCAAAGATTTGAGTTACGTGGACGCAATGTTCGATAGAGATTCTGATATTATTAGAGCTGTTGAACGTCGAGAAGGCAAAAGACATTTTACAGAGTATCCGGTAAAGTATACTTTTTATTACAAAGACCAACGTGGCAAGTATAAAAGTATATACGGTGACCCACTAAGTCGTATTGTTTGCAAAAACACAAAAGACTTCCGCAAAGAAGTTGCTATTAATAGAGACAAGCAACTATTCGAAAGCGACATTAATCCTATATTTCAATGTTTAAGTGAAAACTATCTTAATCAAGATGCACCTAAACTAAACATTGCATTCTTTGATATTGAGACTGACTTTGATCCAGAGAGAGGCTTTGCTGATCCAAGTGATCCCTTTATGCCTATTACAAGTATCTCAGTATACTTGCAATGGTTAGAAACAATGGTATGCTTGGCTGTTCCTCCTAAGACACTTACTATGGACGAAGCTAAAAAAGAACTTGAAGGTATCGACAATGTAATGTTGTTTGAAAAAGAAGGTGACATGATTGACACTTTCTTGACACTGATTGAAGATAGTGATATCTTATCAGGTTGGAACAGCGAAGGTTATGATATTCCTTATACTGTAAACAGAACTGCTCGTGTACTAAGCAAAGATGACACACGTAGATTTTGCTTGTGGGGACAACTTCCTAAGAAGCGTGAATATGAAAAGTATGGTAAAATAGCACAAACCTTTGACCTAATAGGCAGAGTGCATTTAGATAGTTTGAATTTATATCGTAAATATACATATGAAGAAAGACACACATATAGACTTGATGCCATTGGCGAAATCGAAGTTGGCGAGAACAAGGTCCCTTATGAAGGTACTTTGGACGCATTGTACAACAATGACTTTAGAAAGTTCATCGAATACAACATACAAGATACCGCACTACTGGACAAGCTGGACAAAAAACTAAGATTTATTGATCTTAGTAACGAACTTGCTCATGCAAACACTGTTTTGCTACAAACCACTATGGGGGCCGTAGCAGTTACAGAACAAGCCATTGTCAACGAAGCACATCATCGAGGCATGCAAGTTCCTAATCGTGCAAAACGTGATGATGAAAACACACAAGCCGCAGGTGCGTATGTGGCATTTCCGAAAAAAGGACTGCACAAATGGATTGCAAGTATGGACTTGAACAGTCTATATCCTAGTGTAATTCGTGCATTGAATATGGATCCGGCAACTATTGTTGGACAAATACGTCCTGATATTTCAGATGCTCGTGTAACAGAAGATATGGGTCTAAAGAAAAAGTCATTTGCAGGTAGTTGGGAAGGGCGTTTTAGTACAGAAGAATACGAAGCTGTTATGGAGCAACGCAAAGATGTTGCACTTACAGTTGACTTTGAGAACGGCGAATCAAAGGTAATGAGTGGTGCTGAAATATACAAAGTAATCTTTGATAGTAATAAACCTTGGATGCTTAGTTCAAATGGCACAATTTTTACAACAGAATACGAAGGTGTTATTCCTGGACTTCTAAAGCGTTGGTATAGTGAACGTAAAGATCTACAAGCACAACTTAAAAAAGCAAAAGACGCAGGCAATTCTATTGAAATTGAATACTGGGACAAACGTCAACTTGTTAAGAAGATTAACTTGAATAGTTTGTATGGTGCTATTTTAAATCCAGGCTGTAGATTTTTTGATAAAAGAATTGGTCAATCAACCACACTAAGTGGTCGAACTATTGTTAAGCATATGAGTGCAGAAGCTAACAACGTCATTGCAGGTAAGTATGATCACACAGGTGAAGCAGTAATTTATGGTGACACTGACTCTGTATATTTTAGTGCATACCCAACACTTAAAGCTGATATTGATTCAGGTAAAATTCCATGGTCAAAAGAAAATGCTATTAAGCTTTATGATCAAGTAAGCGAGGCTGTAGATAGTACGTTTACAAAATTTATGGCCCAAGCATTTCACTGTCCAGCAAGTCGTGCAGAAGTTATTGCAGCTGGTAGAGAAATTGTTGCAGAAAGCGGATTATATATTACTAAGAAACGTTATGCAGCACTAGTAATTGACAACGAAGGGTTTAGAACTGACGTTGATGGCAAAGCTGGAAAAGTAAAAGCTATGGGCTTAGACTTGCGTAGATCAGATACACCTGTGTTTATGCAAGAGTTTTTAAGTGAACTATTACTAATGGTACTAACAGACAAGCCAGTAGAAGATGTACTAGAACGTATTACTGTATTCCGTAAAGAGTTTAGTGAACGTCCTGGTTGGGAAAAGGGTTCGCCGAAACGTGCTAATAAAATTGGTCACTATCAGCGACTAGAAGAAAAACAAGGCAAGGCAAATATGCCTGGTCATGTACGAGCAAGCATTAACTGGAATACACTTAAACGCATGAATGGCGACAAGTATTCGCAAGAAATTGTTGACGGTATGAAAGTTATTGTTTGTAAATTAAAACAGAACCCACTAGGGTATACAAGTGTTGCTTATCCAACAGATGAGCTTCATATACCTGATTGGTTCAAAGAACTGCCATTTGACGATGCAGCAATGGCAGAAACTATTATTGATAATAAGCTAGACAACTTAATTGGTGTGCTAAACTATCCGTTAGAAGATACAAAGCGTAACAATACGTTTAACAGTTTATTTGATTTTGGAGAATAAATGAAAATTAAAGTAGAGATTGAAATTGATTCTGATAAGCCTGATGATGCAGACTTAGTAGAACAAATAATGGATGTACTAAAAGAACTAAAGGAGAGACAATGAAAGTAAATCTGGATGACATAGGCGGTTATATTGCAAAACAAGATGATAGGTATGTTGTTAAAGACAATCCTTTTGGTAATACACTAGTCCTAAGCAGTACCAGATTACACGGACATAAAGAAACAAGTGGACATAAACATGATGGACAAGAAGAAGTATATTTGTTTATCGAAGGGGCAGGACAAATGCAATTGGATAATGAATTTATCGAAGTAGAAGCAGGCGATGTAGTACCTATCAATGATGGTGTATTCCATAAAGTAATAAATCCACGTGATGCAGACATGTATTTTATTTGCGTCTTTGACGGGCAAAGGAAACACTAATGAAAGTAGGATTTACTTGCAGTACATTTGATCTATTACATGCAGGACATGTAATTATGCTACGTGAAGCGAAAGAGCAATGCGACTATTTGTTAGTGGGGTTACAAGTTGATCCTAGCGTAGATAGAAAAGAAAAGAACTCACCAATACAAACTATTGTAGAACGTTATACACAATTAAAAGCAGTTGGTTATGTAGATGAAATTATCCCTTATGGCACAGAAGAAGATTTAGAAGATATTTTGCAGATGTATCCTATAAACATTAGAATATTAGGAGAAGAATATCGCGATAAGGATTTTACTGGCAAGGATATATGTCGTAGTAGAGATATAGATTTGCATTTTAATAAACGAGATCACCGATTCAGCACAAGTGATTTACGTTCACGAGTAGCTGACACGGAGAAGAAATGACTGACGCAGAAGAAAAGAGATTGGCTATTGAAGCAGACAGAAAATTAGTCAAAGAATGGTTAGCTAAAGGCAACGAAATTACAGTTTATCCATATGGTGCTAGATCTGAAGAAGTAGAATATACTAGTGGTATGTATGCAAAAAGGAAAAAGAAGGGTGAAAAAAGTAAAAAATAAATTTATTTTTGATGTTGACGGAACATTAACTCCGAGCAGGCAAGTAATCGATGAACGATTTGCAGTTTGGTTTAAATCGTTTTGCCAATCAAATGATGTTTATCTTGTTACAGGCAGTGATCGGCCTAAAACGCTCGAACAAATCGGCGAAACAATTTATAATAGCTGTAAACGTGTATATAATTGCAATGGTAATGATGTTTGGGAAAAAGATGTAAATGTTAGATCTAACGATTGGATATTACCAGAAGATGCACACGAGTGGCTTAGTATTGAGCTCACAGAAAGTGATTTCAACTTACGAACAGGATTGCATTTTGAACATCGTCCTGGTATGGTAAATTTTAGTGTTGTTGGTCGCAATGCAACAAAAGAACAAAGAGAAAAATATGTAGTTTATGACTCTTTAACTTCTGAACGTGAAATAATTGCAAGACAATTCAATGCATTGTTTCCTAAGATCAAGGCAACAGTAGGCGGAGAAACAGGTATCGATATATCACCTATCGGCACTGATAAAGCACAAATTATAAAAGACTTTGATGCCGAAGATACTAAATATTTCTTCGGAGATAGAATGGATAAGGACGGAAACGATTATCCTTTAGCACAAGTTGTGAACCACACTAGAGCAGTAAGTAGTTGGCAGCAAACAAGAGAGTATCTACAATTTTTTCAAGAGTCTGGAATAGCATCATGATAGCCGTACAAAAAATACTACTAACAGGTCATAGAGGATTTATTGGTAGTAGATTGCACAAAAGACTATTACACAATGACGTAGTAGGTATCGATTTATTAGACGGACAAGACTTGCTTACTTGTGATTTACCTAACGTAGATTTTGATTTAATTATACACTTAGCAGGACGTTCTGGTGTTCGTGAAAGCATTAATGATCCTGCGGCATATTGGCAGAATAATATAGAAGCAAGTAGGCGATTGTTTGAGCGTTATCCTGAAACACGTATATTGTATGCGAGCAGTTCGAGTGCATACGAACCAGACTTAAATCCTTATGCGGCAAGTAAATATGTGCTAGAAGAATTAGCAGAACGCTATCCAAATACATTAGGTATGAGATTTCATACTGTATGGAGTGACACTCCAAGAAAAGGAATGTTTCTTGATAAACTTTTTAACAATAAATTAGAATACGTAACTAACCATCATCGAGACTTCATACATATTAATGATGTTTGCGATGCTATACAAATACTAATTAATAAACCCCATGTCAAAGGAGTATTAGACATCGGATCAGGTAACCCGATTAAAGTCCGTGACTTAGCACCTGATGCTCCTATTCGTCTAAATACCCCGAACGAAAGGACATTTACATGTGCTAATACAGAAAAAATGAAAAGCTTAGGCTTTAAACCTAAATATAGTATAGAAAACTACTTGACAAACGCTGATAAAGGCATTATACTTAATATAACTAATGGAGAACCCGCATGAAAGACATTTTACAAGACGTTGTTGCTAAAACCCACGCACTAGGCTTTTTAAGCTTAGTAAAGGTAAACAGTGAAAGCGAAGCAACAACTTTCGAAAGTATGGCAGAAGATCGTTCTGTGATTTTAAATTCTACTACGCACTCAGCTGTGTCAGAATTTAACGGCACATTTGGAATGCCTAACCTAGATAAACTAGCATTACATTTAAAAAATCCTGAGTATCAAAAAGATGCTAAAATTGATGTAGTAACTGCTGATAGGAACGGTGAAGTTATTCCTACACATATACACTTTGAAAACGCAAGTGGTGACTTTGAAAATGATTATCGATTTATGAATAAACAGATCATTGAAGAAAAACTTAAAAGTGTAAAATTTAAAGGTGCGTCTTGGAATGTAACATTTCAACCTAGTATGGCAGCAATTGGTAGAATGAAATTGCAAAGTGCGGCACACTCAGAAGAGCCTACATTTAATGTTTCAACTAAAGACAATGACTTAGTGTTTAGCTTTGGTGATGCAAGTACACACGCAGGTACATTTGTTTTTGAAGCTGGTGTCGAAGGTACATTATCTCATACATGGAGTTGGCCTGTTGCACAAGTGCAAGCTATCTTAAATTTAGATGGTGATATTACTATGAGTATTAGTGATCAAGGTGCTATGCAAATTAGTGTAGATAGTGGTTTGGCAAAATATGATTACATACTTCCAGCACAGAGCAAATAAATGACTCCAGCAGAACAAGCACAAAAACAAGCAGAACAAGCTATGGACGGCTTTATGGCTTGGTCTAAGAAAGGCTTGATGTGGAGTGCAATTTTTCTTTGCGTTGTAGTATTTGCATGTAATAACGGTGTTGAGACTGGACCAAATAAAACTGGGTCTCAATATAATGGCGAACAATATTCGCCAATGAATATGGGAAAATAATGATTACAGACTTGACAAAAGCACAACAGGATTACGCAACTTTTTTACCAGCACTTAGCGGGTTCTTTGCAACGTATGTTGGTAAACAGCGACATCCTGATCCTGTGAAAGGTCCGTATGTTGATCCGGCTAGAGTACCTAGCAACTTTCCAAATGGAGTTGAAAGCTTAAACTATCTTAATAAACAAGAAGGTATGTTCCAATACAAATGGTGTTTGTATTCTGCAGGGCATGCCGACTTAGACACAACTAAGTTTGTACCTAAAGAAGATATGGTACGAAACAGAGACAGAGCAAATACTTGGTTATTAGGTGATAGTGGCGGTTTCCAAATTGGTAAAGGCGTTTGGGAAGGAGACTGGAAAGATCCCAACTGTCCTAAAGCACAAAAGAAACGTGACGGTGTTCTTAAATGGATGGATGCTTACATGGACTATGGAATGATACTTGATATTCCAGCTTGGGTAGCACGTTCTCCAGAAGGTGCAAAAGCAACAGGTATTTCAACATATGCAGAAGCAGTAGCCGCAACACGTATTAACAATGATTATTTTATGAAGCACAGAACAGGTGCTTGTAAATTTTTAAATGTATTACAAGGCGAAAATCACGCAGACGCAGATGATTGGTACAATCAAATGAAAGACTACTGCGATCCTAAAGTATATCCAGACACACATTTTAATGGGTGGTCAATGGGTGGTCAGAACATGTGTGATGTACATTTGGTTCTTAAACGTCTAGTTGCATTGAGATTCGACGGACTACTGGAAACAGGCATACATGATGTAATGCACTTCTTAGGTACATCAAAACTAGAGTGGGCTACACTACTAACTGATATACAAAGAGCAGTTCGTAAATATCATAATCCAAACTTTATGATTACATTTGATTGTGCAAGTCCTTTCTTAGCAACTGCTAATGGACAGATTTATTGTGAACTCGAAACACAAGATAGATTGAAATGGGTATATCGAATGGTTCCTAGTATTGATGATAAAGGATTATCACAAGATACTACACCATTTGGCAGTGCATTTGTAAGAGAAGGTAAGCACACTAGCTTTAAAGATTCTCCTATTACTGCTGAACTACAAGCCAAAGATATATGCATATATGGTCCAGGAGATCTAAATAAAATAGGTAAAGAAGGAAAAACATCTTGGGATAGTTTTTCATATGCGATCCAAATGGGTCATAATGTATGGAGTCATATTAATGCAGTACAAGAAGCAAATAGACAATACGACAATGGAATCATTCCGAACATGCTTGTTGAAGAACGTTTCGACAGGTTATTTTTTAGAGATGTTGTGGAAGCAATATTCGCAACTGACAGTCGAGACGAAGCGAATGCAGTAATTGAAGAATTTTCAAAATTCTGGATGTCAATACCAGGTACTAGAGGTGCTATTGGTAAAAAGACTGTTAATGCACAAACCTACTTTAATTCATTGTTTGACACAGACGATAATGTTGAAGAAGAACAAGAGCAGGAACTTAATGAAGAAAAGTTAGAGGTACTAGAGGATGAGCAACTTCACAGCGAAGCATGAAAAATATGCAATATACCTACAAGAACTTTATAAAAAGCATAGAACACTGGACAAAGAAATTATCGAAGGATATAAAAAATTAATGCCAGATCAAGAACTTGTAGTACTCAAAACAAAAAAATTATGGTTTAAAGACGAAATACATCGAATTGAAAAGAAACTTGTTGACCTAGGACCTATATCATGAAAAGAAATTATGACGCAGGCGAGTTTGATAACGTAACATACTTTACTGGTACAGAAGTAGAGCATACTCCTGCATATGGTATGTATACATTGTTTGTAACAGGAGTACAACCTGTTAAAGATATCGAAGAACAACTATTGGCATATAATCAAGTAGAACATATTTTCTTTGGTGCTAATCATAGTGTGCAAGCAAATAAGGTCGGACCTGGTTGGGGAGAAATGATTACACACTTCTTAAAACAAGATTATTGGTGTAGTTTAGATATTCCGATTACTTGTGCAGAAGAGATTTTAGAAGACGGTCTCACAGAGTACGACAATTTTATTCCGCAAATCCGTGTTCCGATTCCATATGTAAAACTATGGAACTACAACACTATGATTAAAATTGATGACAAAGGATTTGCCGCAACTAATCCAGGTGTTTGGAGTCACAGACTTCATGACTTGATGGATGCAAATAAATTTACTAATTGGTCCAAATATGGCCTTGACAAACCTATTAAATGAAAGTATACTAATAATATGGTAGAAGATGAACACACATCACCAGTTTTTGAAAAAGGTTACCCATCGTATGATGCAGTCAATCGTGAAAGCTATCATGATTACATGGGTAGACGAATGAGAGAGGAAGATGCTAAAATGCAAAAAGAAAATGCACTAAATAATGCACAACGAAGTATATGGGTTACATTCTCAAAGGAAGGTATTCATTGTTATCCGGCAGCATTAGATGATCCCAAACTTGCAACAGGTGGGTGGGATGATGTTAGTTTTCTTGGTCATCCTCATCGTCACATTTTCCACTTCAGGGTGCGTATTGAGGTGTTTCACGATGATAGAGACATTGAATTCATTCAGTTCAAGCGATGGCTTGAAAGACTATACAGTGATTCCGCTGAAGGTCAAGTGCTTGTTCTAGATCATAAATCCTGCGAAATGATTGCAGATGAACTATATAAAGAAATTTCAAATCGACATCCCGGCCGTTTTGTCGAAATTGAAGTAAGTGAAGATAACGAAAACGGCTGTTCAATTTTTTATCCAAATAGTTAATGACAAAAGGAAGAATTATACTATGTCTATTAAAAACCCGGTTGTGGCAAAGATCTTCAACGACCTCGACGCTTATCGCGACTATTGCCGCTTTGAGGGAAAGAAGTTTGATGAAAAAGCTCTTTACAAAAAGAGCGATCCAAACTGGCAAGCTTACGAAAGGTATCGTGGGTGGCTTCGTGCTAAGAAGGCCGGCTTTAATAAAAGGAAGTAACTAATGACAATTCATATTGTAGATATCGAAGCAGTTGATACTCGTTACACTGCACAATGGAAGGAGCATCTTCCAAAGCAATTAAAGCGAGCTACAAATGAAGAAGTTTTAGTTATAAGTGGAGGGGAAACGCCTCAGGCAACTACGCCTGGAGCTTTCCTTAATTTCGGAGGAACAAATGTATATAAAAGCAAGCAACTCGAACAAATCGGTGAGCTTTTCTGCAAAGGAAAGATTAGTGATGGCGACTATTTTTTGTATACCGACGCTTGGAACCCTACTGTTATACAGCTTCGTTATATGGCAGAGCTACTAGGTGTTGACATTTATATTGGTGGCATGTGGCATGCAGGTAGTTATGATCCACAAGACTTTTTAGGTAGACTCATAGGTGATAAACCTTGGGTTAGGCTTGCAGAAGCAAGTATGTATGAGTGTTATGATCATAATTTTTTTGCAACCGAATTCCACATTGATATGTTCGAAGATGCCTTTGCATCAGCTGAATTAGACTTTGAAAGAAAAAGTGTACGTGTTGGATGGCCTATGGAGTATCTTTGTACTTCTTTAGAGCAATATCGACATATGGAAAAACGTGATGTAATATTATTTCCACATAGAATTGCTCCTGAAAAGCAAGTTGATATCTTTAATGATCTTCGACAGTCACTTCCACAATATGATTTTATTGTATGCCAAGAGCAACAACTAACAAAGAATGAATATCATAATTTACTTGGTGAAGCTAAGATGGTGTTTAGTGCAAACTTACAGGAAACACTAGGTATTAGTTGGTATGAAGGCGCAGTAGTTGATGCAATTCCTATGGTACCAGACAGACTTAGCTATTCAGAAATGGCTACAGATACATTTAAGTATCCAAGTGAATGGACTAAAGATTTTCAAACTTATTTGTTACATAAGCAAGACGTAATAGATAAAATAATTGAGTACATGGAAAATTATGACGACTATCTTCCAGCTTTACAAAAGCAAACTAACAAACTTAAGAAAAACTTTTTTAGTGGCAAGGATCTTTACGAGGAGATTAAAGGTGAGTAATAACGATGATTGGAAAGAGCAGTTAGATATTTTTACAAATGATAATGATTATACTATAAAACTTACTGGTGTAAGTGATACTATTGATACTAGTTATATCGACAGTTCTGCTACAATGAGCTCTTGGACAACTGATACACTTACAATTGGTAGTAATCCTGCATCAACATTTACAATCAGTACTGGTGGTGATATTACATTTGGTAGTGATGATATTACTTTAACTACACACGATCCAGTAGATTTTGTAGACCAATTACCTACTTTAAATAAAATACAAGACATGTGTGCAGAGTATCCAGGATTGAGCAAAGCATTTGATAATTTTAAAGTTACTTACAAAATGGTTCATCAAGATTGGATGGGGAAGAAAAAAGTAAATGATTAGTTTTTTCAAAAACAGAAAAAGAGTAATTTACGATAGAGCAGGTAAAATTCCTTATCTTATAAGATACTATCTATTTTTAAAAGATCGTACATGGTTTCCTTTTAACTTTACTCTACACAAAGTTTTAAAGAGTGACGAAGAAGTGTTACATGATCATCCATGGTCTTATGCAACACTAATTCTTAAAGGCGGTTACTATGAGCATATACCTATTCGATCACGAGAAGGTGCTGTTGTAGGTAGTAAGTCAGTATGGCGAGGACCAGGGCATTTTAGATATCGTGATTCAGATGATCTACATTGGTTAGAATTAGCTAAAGACGAAGATGGTAATGAAATACCTTGTTGGAGTCTTTTTTATATGGGTAAGAAAGCAAAAAGCTGGGGCTTTATGCCTTTTAAGTTTGGCACTTCTTATTCAGACGGTGGTTATACTTGGGTAGACAGTGAGGAGTATTTAAATGGTAATCAATAAGCATTTCTATAGTTGGAAAGACGTTGAAACAATGTGTACAGAAATTGTAACTACAATGTATACAAGTAACTATAAGCCTGATTATATTGTAGGTATTACAAGGGGTGGCAATGTTCCCGCTACAATTATTAGTAACATGACTGGTATACCATGTGAAGCAATTAAAGTTAGCCTACGTGACGGTAGCATATTAGAAAGTAACTGTTCAATGGCCGAAGATGCATTTGGCATTGTTCCTTATAATGAGCAAGGAACATATAAAAGCAGATGGGATCCTGATAGACGAAAAAAGATTCTTATTGTAGACGATATCAATGACACTGGTGCTACTTTTAATTGGATTAGAAATGACTGGATGTCAGGTTGTTTCCCCCATGAAGATAATGCTTGGGCAAGTGTTTGGGGCAACAGTGTAAAGTTTGCAGTGCTTACAGAAAACTTAGCTAGCGACTTCCATCATACTAATTTTTATGCCCACGAAGTAAACAAAGCTGAGGAAGATGTTTGGTTAGTTTACCCTTGGGAAAACGTAGGTAAATACGAATGAAAGCTGATACACTAACATTAGCACAACAAGACAACAGAGCTCCGTGGACAGATGTCGAATTGGAGACACGAGATTTCATAGTATATAAAGATGCTTATCCGGTTACAGAAGGACATACTCTTATCGTACCTAGAGAAGCAACACAAGAGAATATCCTCAAGTGTTTTAATTATGCAGTTACTATGGGTTACGACAATGTGCAAAGTAATAGAAACAATATTACTGGATACAATGTCGGGTTGAATGTAGGCGAGAGTGCAGGGCAAACTTGCATGTACCCCCACGTGCATTTGATTTTTAGAAGAGATGGTGACACTAAAGACCCACGTGGTGGCGTTAGACATGTTATTCCAGAAAAAGGTAATTACCAGTTAAGTTAACCAAATATTGGAGAAAGGTATGGATAATTTGAAGCAACAAATGGTGAATGCAGCTATCAAACACGCCGAGGCGGAGTTAGAGTTGCATAAGACTAACATCGAAGTTTACATGCAAAAGGTTGTAGGCATTGGTGAACATTCTGATATCATTGAAACGATACAGAAAGAGCTTGATCAAATGGCGGCCGCACAAGACCGTATTGATATGCTAGAAAAGTATTTTGTATAAAATACTTGACAAAAACCTAAATACAATGTATAATAATATTATTGTGCATTGTATTTTATTATTAATGGCAATCCACTGCCTTAACATCGGAGATATAAAACGTGAGCAAAGTAGAAGAAATTAAAACAAAGCTAGAAGAAGCTGGTATTAGATACTGGGCTAATGATAACATTAGTGAAGTACTTGAAGAAGGCGACAAGCAACAACTAATTGAAGAAGCAGTTCCTGCTTTCGAAAATGTATTACAAACACTGTTAATTGATACAAAAACAGATCCTAACAGTCAAGACACCGCAAGGCGTATGGCTAAGATGTACATTAATGAAATTATGTCTGGTCGTTATGATACAATGCCTAACCCAAGTGCATTTCCTAACTACATTGAAGGTGGTTATGAAGGTATGTTGGTTGTGCGTAGTGAACTTACAAGTTTATGTTCGCATCATCACCAAACAGTAAAAGGTGTGGCATACATTGGTATTATTGCAGGTCCTAAACTATTAGGTCTTAGCAAGTACACACGTATTGCACAATGGTGTGCTATGCGAGGAACACTACAAGAAGAGCTTAATGTTATGATTGCAAATGCAATACAAGAGCAAACTGGTAGTGAACACGTTGGCGTATACGTACAAGCGACACATGGTTGTTGTGAGAACAGAGGTATTAGAGCAAAAAGTAGTCTAACACAAACAACTGTATTGCGTGGTGCATTTAAAGACGATCCTGCAACTAAAAAAGAGTTTATCGATAATGTTAAACTTCAGCAGGAGTTCGCGTGTGGGAAATAAGCTTAGATACTCAGAAGCTTTTTACTCTGTACAAGGTGAAGGTAGATTTGTAGGAGTCCCTAGTGTATTCCTACGTACCTTCGGTTGTAACTTTCGTTGTATGAATTTTGGTACAGATGAAACAAGAGATCGTTGGGAACAACACAAAGCAGGTAAAAAGCATAATGCAGAGGTTGCAGAATTAATTGCAAAAGATGTACATAAAACAACTGTAGACTTTAACGATTTGCCTATTATACACACAGGCTGTGATACTTATGCAAGTATCTATCCTGAGTTTAAGCATTTTAATAAGCAAAAAGAAGTAGATGAAGTAGTAGAACATCTTCTTTCACTTACTCCTGAAGGTAAGTGGACAATGGATAATGGACAAGATATACATTTAATTATGACAGGCGGTGAACCGTTGTTAGCGTGGCAACGGCTTTACATTGAGCTATTCGAACATCCACGCATGCAGGATTTAAAAAATGTTACATTTGAAACAAATACTACGCAACGTCTCAAAGATGATTTCTGCGACTATCTCAGCAATCAAGACAGATTTGAAGTTACTTGGTCTTGTTCCCCAAAACTATCAGTTAGCGGAGAACCTTGGGATACTGCTATTAAGCCTGATGTTGCTAGTGAGTATAGCAATGTGGATGGTAGCAATATCTATCTTAAGTTTGTGGTTGCTACTAAAGATGACTTTGATGAAGTTACTAGAGCTGTCGAAGAGTATCGTAGCGCCGGGGTCGACTGTCCAGTATATCTTATGCCGCTGGGCGGACGTTCGGAAGAGTACAACCTTAATGTTCAAGAAGTTGCGGAGGCGTGTATGGAAAGAGGATGGCGTTTCACCCCAAGACTCCACATATCCTTATTCGGAAATGCATGGGGTACATGATAAAGTCGAACGCGAAAGACAAGAAAAACTATCAAAAGCTATGAAAGCACCGATAGATATAGAAAGGCTAAGACAGAAAGGTTTTTAGGAGAGGATATGAAAAAAGATAAAAGTTGGTTTGCAAACTTTGTAAACAATACATTAGGTAAAAAGAAAGTCGAACCTGAAGTACAAGTGCAATCTACTTCAGAAGAAGAACGTAGGGCAGTGCTTGAACGTGAAAAAGAAGAAGCTACTAAAGCAGGTAAGGCTTGGGTAGCAGTTCTTGATACACAACTTAATCCAGAAAATATTAAAAATGGATTCTTTGAATTAGATTGGAACAATCAATTTATTGAAGAACTACTAGATGCAGGGTATCAAGGCGAAACAAATGAAGCTATAGTAGATGCTTGGTTTAAGAGTATTGTAGTACAAATGTTAGAGGAAGAAGGACAGTCTACAGATAGAGATATGGGACATATTAAAATAGTTTCAACAGGAGATGGAAAGTCTGAGGTTAGCTAATGGAAATACTTAGACTTAAAAGTGAGCATCCAATATCTCCTTATGCTCCAGTTTGGAACGCTCCTCTTGGATTTGCACAATGGGATGAAAGCGACAAAGTAGACACTATTCGAGAATTCCTTTTAGCTAAAGAAAAAAAGATTATTAATGACTTACCTTATCGTAATGATGGTAGAACAGGATTAGACGCTAACAATGTTACTACTAGGCATGGTCGATTTAATACATTTGAATTTAAAGATGAATGTCCTGAAATAGGAGATTTACTAAAATGGCTTAAATTTCAATACTTTAACTATATTATGCAAGATGGAACTAGACCATATAATCTACGTATTGGTAGTTGGTTTAATGTAGTACGCAAAGGAGATCGTATTACAAAACATAGGCACAGTGCTATGTTTAGTGCATATTTAAGTGGTAATATGCATTTGGATGACTATGAGACATGTACATACTACGAGCATATGGAGCAAGGTCAAGAGGTATCAAACTTCAAAGGTGGAATGACTCTATTTCCAAGTTACGTCGAACATGCTGTTCCAGAGTATACTGGAACAACTCCAAGGGTAAGTATAGCATTTGATTTATATCTCGATATGCCTCCATATTATAGTGTTGGCGAAAATATAATATCAGAAGAATTTTTCAATATAGAAGATGATTTACAGTCTAACGAAAGTGGTTGACGCAAGCCAGATCTGGTGCTATAATAGTATTATAAATTATTTAAGGATTGACTTATGAGTACATATGTACTAGTAGACACTGCAAATACATTCTTTCGTGCTAGACATGTAGTTCGTGGTGACCTTGACACTAAGGTAGGCATGGCACTACATATTACACTTAACAGCATTAAGAAGGCTTGGCAAGACTTTGATGCTGATCATGTTGTGTTTTGCTTAGAAGGTCGTAGTTGGCGTAAGGACTTTTACGAACCTTACAAACGTAATAGGCAAGTAGCACGTGATGCACTTACAGTAAAAGAAGCAGAAGAAGATACATTGTTTTGGGAGATCTTTGATGAGTTTAAGGACTTTGTTACAGACAAAACTAATTGTACTGTTATGCAACATCCGCAACTAGAAGCAGATGATCTTATTGCAGGCTGGGTACAAGCACATCCTAAAGACACACATGTAATCATTAGTACAGACGGTGACTTTGCACAACTAATTGCTCCTAACTGTAAACAATACAATGGTGTTAGTAATACAACTATCACTCATGAAGGCTATTTTACAGACAAAGGTGAACATGTTATTGATAAGAAAACTAAAGAGCCGAAGCCTGCACCTGTGCCTGCATTTATGTTATTTGAGAAATGTATGCGTGGTGACACTAGCGACAACGTGTTTAGTGCATATCCAGGTGTACGTAAGAAAGGTACTAAAAATAAAGTTGGACTACTAGAAGCATTTGCAGACAAAGACACAAAGGGCTACAACTGGAATAACATGATGCTACAACGTTGGACTGATCATGATGGTGTAGAGCATCGTGTGCTAGAAGATTATCAACGTAATGTTATATTGTGCGATCTCACTGCACAGCCTGATAACATTAGAACTATTATTAACGATACTATAGAAGAAGCAATGACCCCTAAAGAAGTACAACAAGTAGGTATGCGTCTTATGAAGTTCTGTGCTAAGTGGGATATGCAACGTATTGCAGATCAAGCACAGCTATATGCAACCCCTTTACAAGCGAGGTACCCTGTATGACAATAAAAGCAAATACTGTTTTAAAAAATAAATTTTGGATAGTAGAAGATGATGGTAAAAAAGTTGGAACACTAAGTTATAATGACGAACGATACCTATATTCGTGTAATAACGAAACTTGTTTCTTTGACAATACAAAGCAAATTAGTAAAAAATTAGGAACAATACACTGGGACGAGGATGTCCCAAAGACTATAACAACATCAGAAAAAATTGTACACGGTTATCCAACTAGTGTTACACCACATAATACAATGTATGATGTACAACGCAAACTACCTTTGTTTACAAAGTCTTTAAAATCAAATAGTTTGTATTGTGCAGGATATTATATTATTAAGTTTGATAAAGGATGGGTTAAAAGTTTTTGTCCTAAATTAGTTACTGTGGAAAGATATGGATATAAAGGACCGTTTAAAACAGATGTTGAAATGAGATCGGAGTTGTCAATTGCAAACCGTTGAGCCATTAAACACAATACCTTTACAACTTTTTATTCAACAGGTAAAGAGTGCTGAATCTAGTCAATCTAGAGAAATTAAAATAGATATTGCAACAGCCAAAAATTTAGCTTTTACATTAGGAATTGTAATGAGTAGATTAGAAGGCGACTTGGAAAAATTAGTATCACAAAGTAGCCAATCAGATGAAAAAATAGAAATAAATCTTGATGGCGGGTCTGGATGGAAGTAAGATCAATACGTATCGGCGGAGCACAAATTCCAGTAAGAGCAGATATACAAAAAAATATTATCACCATAAAAACTGCAATTGATTGGGCTTCTGAAAATAAAGTTGATTACTTAGTTACTCCTGAAGGAAGTCTTAGTGGGTATGTGCCATATTATAACTTTGAGGATGTACAAGCCGCCCTTACAGAAATAGAAAAATATTCCGCAGAGAAAAAAGTAGGTCTTTGTTTAGGAACAATGTGGCAAGAAGATGAATATTTTGGAAGAGTTAGAAGGAACCAAATACGTTTTTATAATAATGGTGAATTAATTGGTGTAACTAATAAAAGTCATATTATCGAACACGATGCATCATTACCTAATGACTTAGAAAAGGATGGCATTCGAATTCATTGGTTGACTACAGAAAAGTGTAATATACCAATAGTTGGATTAATATGTAATGATCTATGGGGACACAGTTGGTTAGGTGGAAAATGTATTATAAATGAAGCACAAAAAACGGGCGGCGTAGGTCTCTTTATACATAGTACAAACGGCAATAGAGGTAACGATGAAGATGAATACTTCGAAAGGTGGCACGATGCACATTTTAGATTATTGTCTAGAGCTTCACAAATTCCTATCTTTACTGTAGATAATAGCATACATATGACTGGCGAAGAATATCATGGCAAAACTAGTAGTGAAAGTGGAGTAATAATAAACGGAGAATGGGTAACAAATGTTCCTCGAACAGGTACACAATATTTTTACTATGACTTTGCTGGAGGATATATAGGTACTTAACTTCTAAAAGAGATAAATATATGCGTAGTTAATAAGAGGATACGCATATGAGCAGACCAAAACCCACAGTGATATTGGAGCATATTAATAACGATAATTATAAGTCAGATCAAGTGTTAGAAGCTGAAGCTATTTGGGCAGTTTTTTATAAAGATAAACCTTTTAATTTAAAAAGTGCAAACATGCTGACTAACTACCCAGGTCCGAAATACAAGAAAGTTTCTTTTTCCAACCCAGGCCATGCACATAATCTAGCTAAAAAACTAAACGATATGTTTTCAAGTGAAGAGTTTGCTGTTTATAGATTAACAGACGGCGAAGTAGTTATTGAAGAATGAACTGGAAAGAAGCATATACTAAGATCTTTTTAAAAGAACAAGGTAAAAGTGCAAACGAATTGACAATAAAAGAGTTCATGCCACTATGGTGGAAGAACACTAGAAACAAAGGAGCAAGCGGTTTACGATTAACAGATCTAGGATTTGAAGTAGTTAATGAAATAGACTTAGCAACATACGATGTTCCTTATCCAAAAGATATGCCATTAACTACCCAAGTAATTATATTCCTAGA